TATCTCTAACAAATATTCGAATTTTATTTACGCTTGTATCTAAATATTCTTTTTGTAAATCTGTATATATTTTATATGATTCAATATTAAATTCTTCTAATGATCCTGTTGCAAAAGAAGATTTATCAAATAACATTAATAATTTTGGAACATAAATTGTATGTGTTTCTCTACTAAAAAATCTTACATAACCATGTTTATTAGTCGCAGCTTCAGTTGCATCAGAAAATTGAATTAAAAATCCGTAATTTGGAACAGTAACACCATTTGATCCAGATTGCCATGTTCTTACTGCAGATGTTACATCCATATATAAATCAGTATTTCTTGTACTAGCAGCTGTATCTAAATCTGTAATTTGTGAAAATGATTGCGAAAATACTAATTGTAATCCAGTATTTGGTGATTCTTCTAGATAACTTCCACCTTGTCCAATACCTTTAATATATAAATTACTTCCATTAGCTATTTCTTGATTTTGGGATCCAGATGTCCAATTACTTCCAGATATAGGATAAGACCACGTACATCCTTCTTCTATAACAGGATTTGAATTAACAAAACCTAATCCATTATCCCAATCATTTCCTAATATTTTAGCTTCTACAGAATATGTTGATGGTAAATTAACTGCGTGAGTTGTATATAATTGTAAAAAGAATTTACAATCTTCAATATTAACACTATATTTTGATAATGCTGTATCAACTTGTGTTAAATCAAACTTTACTAATGACCTAGATTTAGAATAAGAAGTGCCACCTGTAGTATCACGTTTACCAATTTCTAGAATTTCATCTAGACCGGTATTTAATGTTTTAGCAACTTCATATATTGCTGTGTCTTGAGATGGATATAATATTTTAAACATGTTATCTTATTCTATTTTTTTAGGTAATACCACCAGCAACTCTCTTATGTCCTGTTATGTGCCAATATATACCATCACAAATTGCTTCAAAGCTATCTCCAGATGCATATCTATCAGCCTCGATTACAACGCTATTGGTTGGATTAGTAGTGGAATGTAATCCATTTGAACCATCAATAATTCTAGCCATTAAATCTGTTGCAGCTCCTTTAAAATGCACTGGTCTACTTACAGTTGCACCTGTTCCAGCATCTGCTCCAATTTGACTAATTAAAAATTTAAAATGAGTTCCTGCTACACTTGATGCAGCAGACGGCATATCAAATCGTATTTGATTTGAAGTAGCAGAATTACCTTCATTTGTTACAATAAATGTAGTACCAGATGGTTCACTTGAAACAGCAATTGGGAGTGCATCTTCATTAGGGACAACTACTGCTTCTGTTTTATATCTATAATTCATAGACCCGGTTAAATTAATAGATCCAGAAGGCGTTAAATCATATGCATAAGTTCCATTTAGTGCATCGATTGATTGTGATACATGTGCGGCTTCAATAGTTCCTGAATTAGTTATTCCTGATGTTGATAATGTTAGTGCCATAATTTTATATAAATATTTTCATGTTAATATGTTGTTACTTTTCCTTTAATATCTTTTTTAGGAAATTTAAGTTCGAATATACTAGGATCCAAACTAGGATAAATAATACCTTGTCTTGTTGCAGTCTCTAAATCATAAACATTTCCAGAATAATTTTGATTTGAATCATATAAATTATTAAATTTTAATCCTACAACACTTTGAACACCATCTGTGTTAGCCAATGTATTCATTACTTCTGACTTTATTATAGGTTGATTAATTTGCCATTTATCTATTTCAAAATATTTTTGTAATGTGTCAATTGCATTTAATAAAACTTCATTAGAATTATAATTTGGAAGAATTGTTATTTCAAAGTCAATTCCAAAATTAATAATAAATGCATCTTTTATATTAATAGCATCTGTTAAAATTCTATAATAATCTAAGTATGTTTTTAAATTATTTTTAATAGCAACATTCAATGTTGTTAATTGTTTTAATTCATTATATCCTAATACATATAAATTCATTGCTAATGGATTAGGTATTCTTGTATCTTCCAAATCATTTTGTGTTATTTGATCGTCAGGTACTATATATGATTTTGCAACGCTTCCAAATTTAGATGGCATTGAATATGATCTAACTATATAATCTTGTTTTGTTACCAATCTATTTTGAGTTGCAAAATTTGCAGCTGCATTATTTTTTATATCTTGTAATGAATCTTTAGACTTACCTCCACGAGCAGGAGTTTCATTATTTATAGTAACACTCGATTTAACAAAATTCATCATTGATTGAGATGCAGTTGAATTTGGATCATCATTAAATTCAATAAAATTAATTTTTTTAATTGTATTACTATCAATATTATCTGATATACCGTTTCCTATAGTATATGTAATAGTTAATGTAGTATTAGCTGGTGCTTCTCCATATGCTTTTGTATATAAAAAATTTGAAGGATCAATATCGACATTAACATTTTTTCTTAATTGTTGTATTCCATTTCCTACATTAGATGGGTTTGGAATAATTTCTTCATCATTATTACTACTTACTCCTGCTCCAAATTGTAATTCTATTTTTCCATCTGATCTTAATCTAGATATAAATCTTTTAGATACTTTTTTCATTTTTAAAAGATATGGAGAAGAATCACGATATTGATATGTATCTGGATCATTTTCTTTAATATTTAATACTTCTTCGAATACTGTATCTTGAGCTAGATACGGAACTTCTGTCCATACATCTCCGTCAGATTCTTTAACAGAAATTATTTCTATTATATTTTCATCTGGTAGGACTATTTTATCATATTGTTTTGCAGACTCAAATGTAAAATTTTTGGATTTAATTGTTCCAGACGCTGCTTGCACTTGTTTTTTTAATAAATAATATACTGGTTCATTTGTTGTTGGATCAATTTCATATATTGTAACTTCCGTTGGACTTAAAGATGAAGATAGGTTAAAATCTACTATGTCTAAAGTTCTAAATTCTGCACCGCCGGTTTCTTGTTTAACTCTCATACCAGAAGCTATTGATAAGGCAAAATCATAGTTTGGCTGATTAGATACCCCTGAACCTTTTGCTGGTATTAATTGAAATACATTTAAATTAACATGGGATGCAACAGAACTTAATGGTTTATATCCTAACATGTTAGCTAGATTTATAATATTTCCACGTTCTTGAGCTTGATTTAATATTGATTCTTTTAAATTTGTATCAGTATAAAATGATAATACATCTCCAACATATGCAGCTAATTCTAAAAATATCATTCCAGGTGATGATTCGTTAAAATCAGTATATTGATTAGGAAAGTACTGTTTTGTAAATTCTATTAAGTTTTTTCTAAACTGATTAAAATCTTTATTTAAATATTTTACGTCTTTTACTACATTCATTATTTAGTTTCCTTTAAGATTCAATTGTTATAGTATTAGCATCTTGTGCTGAAATTGTTAACGATTGTTCTGCTCCAATATTAGAAACTGTATATGATATATTTATACGTATTGATGATTCTTCTGGTGTATTAAAATCACAAGTTATATTACTTATATCAATATATGGTAACCATCTATTAACAGCTGATCTAATTTCTGCATCAATTGCAACTCTCAATTCATCTGTTTGTTGTTCAAATAAAAGATATTTTAATGATGTTCCAAATTGATGTAATAAATAACGTTCACCACGTCCAGTTAATAATAAATTTTTAATATTACTATTTGCTTGTTCTAATGTAGTAAATGTAGGATTAAAAACTTTTTTTCCATTAAATGGAAATTTCAATCCAATAACTACATCAGAGTTAATTAATATTTCTTTATTTTCAAGCCGGTACGCCATTTCCTTTTTTCTTATCAATTGCTTTCATTAAAGCAGAATAATCTCGAGTCATTGCTTTTGCAACAACAGGATCAACTTTCATTGATTTACCTGTTTCTGGATCATTAATAATAGAATTAGATACTGATTGTCTATTAAAGTTAAATCCTTGAGCATTTTTAGAAGTCATTACAATATCTTCTGACATTAAAGACGCATAATCAGACGAAGATCTAGTTTCAGTTAATTTATTAGTTTCATTTAATATATCAGAAAATTTATTTTTTTTAAATTTTGGATTATTATTTGACGCTGTTTTTTTAACTGGATTAATAATTTTTTCTTGTTTTGTTTCTTGTAATTCATTAACTGTTGATTGTAATCCTGATTTTAATATTTCAGTTAGTTCTTGTTTAATAACAGATCTAACTTCTTCATTTATAACTTTTTTTAGTACATTAATAAATTTTTCTTGTTTCATGATTATTTCTTTTTATTATAAATATTAAACATATAAATTTACGCCCATCCTGTATTTATTTTTGGTCCATAAACTTGATTGGAAGATATATCTACATAATAATCTCCTGATTTACCTAATTCATTAGATGGAGGACCAGCTCCAGATAAAACTTTCGAAGGAGCTTCTTGTAGTGATGTTAATAAGTCACGTTGTTGATCAATTAATTGACGTATTGAGTCTGCTCTTTCATCTAAATCATCTATAGATACATTTTTTAATTGATAAAATTCACTATCTAATTGATCATTATAAAAATCATTATCTCGATTAAAATTATCAATTGAATCTTTTATTTCATTTGGTACTGTAAGAAGATCTGTATTAATATTTTCTGCTCCACTACAAGCTTGTGCTAATCGATTAGCTACTTTTGTTAATTGATTAACTGCTAAATCAATTCCTATATTTAATCTAGATGGAATTGTTTGTAATTGTTCTAATGATTTTTTTGCGTTTTCTACTGTCATTGTTTGTACCAAATTTAAATCTGCCATTGCTACTGCTTGCCCTACTACCGGTATTAAATATATAGAAGATTTTACGGTAGTAGCAATGTCAGATAATGTTTTAAATAAATTAATCATTTCTTGAATTTTTGGAATAATTTCTTGTAATTTTCTAATTAACTCCATTACATCATTTAATTCATTTAGTAAATCTCCAATTCTTGTGTCATCACAACTTACATCGTCTGGTAATTTGGTTGCTTCATCAACTAATTTTAATAATTTTTCAATAATTTTATTAAGAAAATCTACAATTGTATCAACTGCAAATGAAGTTAATCTAGGAGGTATTTCAGGTATTTTATTTAATGGAAACGTTACTGGCATAATTATAACTTTCTTTTATTTTTTCATAAAATATTTTGTACTTGTTAGTTTTGATAATTTTTGTCTAGCTTGAGTTATTGATGTATTATCAGCTGGAAGCGAATATATTCCTCCACTACCAAAAGATCCGGCTTGAATTGAGTTCATTATTAATGTTAATATTTCAATTAATTCTTTTCCATGCACCATTGGTTCTGCAGCATCTTCAGATCCTAATAATATTTCGTTCGCATTTAAACTTATTCGATTAGAAGAATCTAATATTATATTATTTGTTTTTGAAGTTAATAGTATTCTATCAGCCGTTCCAATTAATTGTGATCGATTAAAATTTAAATATCCACCAGATTTATTCGTATTTTTATTTAATGATAAATTATTTATTTGTTGAGTTGTAGTTAAATATAACGATGATGCATCTGTATCAACATTTTCTATAGAGTATTTTCTTCCATATGGATCTTGATCATTACTAGAATGATTTGATGTATTTGATAATATAATAATAGGATCAGAATTTAATTTACTAGTAGAATTATTACCAGCCCAACTAGGCATAATAGAAGTTTGCGATACATCTTTTTGTATTCTTGAACTTCCTAATCGTATAGAATTTCCAAATCTTCCTTGA